GGCAAAGAAGTCTATCAAGCCGCAAGCCGCCATTGTATTGACGGACGGTTACTTGTATGCAGGGTGGGGTGAATGGACATGCCCAGTGTTATGGGCAGTGCTAGATAACAAACGCGCTCTACCTGATGTGGGTAAGGCAGTGCATATCAAATCGAGGGACATGGTATGACTGAACTAGAACAACGAGTATTCGCTTTGAAAGTATTTATATTAAAGAGGCGTAACCGAACGAGAGTAGCAGAACTTGCAGGAATACACTTGCACACTATCTCTTACTTTATAAACGACAAACATAATATATCACTAAAAAACGTAATCGCTATAGATAAGGCGGTCACCACAATCAAATCGGAGAAGTATCATGGCGATGTATGACTATAATCTATATAGCTTCAAGCAAGTAGAACACATGTTCGACAACACCAAACCCCTACGAGGTAGCACCATAACACCTTTAGGTGACCGCAGACGTAAGTGGGAGAACATACACAAGGTATCAGCAGACTGTTACGTGTTACTAGATAATTGGAGTGACCCCAAATACAAAGGGGGTAACTGGTATCATACTGTAGAGCAGTTGATAGAATTAGCCGCAGTAAAATGGACACGCAACCCTGATGGTAGTGAGACTATACGCATACGTAATTCGTCAGGAGACTACGCACATCCCAGTAGGTATTCGTTTCTTCAAAGAGCATTGCCTCATAAGTTACATTTTATTATTGATAGTGGTAAGCAGTACATACGTCACGATGGTAAGCGTCACTACCTACCCAAGTGTAGGACAATAACAAGCAAAATGTTAACTATGCACGCTAGAAGGGGGAACTTTTTCTGCACTGAGTACGACAACCTCCACGTCGAATTTACTAAGGTAGTGGGTGGTGATTGGGCGCTGACATCTGAGTCACACAAAGTTCCTGTCACGCGTGTACGTGTAAACAAGGAGAAGAAGAAGCCATACAAGAAAGCTATAGTTTCTTACCTTGAGTGGGTGTGGACTATGGCTCCGCTACTGGCAGGGGATCTGTCATACAAGACTGTAACCAACAACCGAGGATATTGTGGTCACTACTTGAGTGACTGTAACCTGTTCAGAGAAGCACTGATGGACGAGTCGAAAGAAGAACGTACGCACCTAGCCGCTGTCTTTATTGCCCACTACGCTAGTCTAGGGGGTTACAACCGATACTTCAGTAATCCGTCTATGCCACCACCTAACGTGACTGAGGATTCCAAGAAGTTCCGCACTACGTTTAACAGTTGGGTCAATGACCGCGCAGGGTTCAACGAAACATTCAACGAGTACAAGGGGTAATACAATGCAAGCATATATGTACGATGAACACATGGACAAGGCTCGTCTAACACGCGTTGACGAGTTAGTAGGAGAGCACGCAGATGCCGCCATAGCTGGTGGTACTCTTATACCTGAGTACACTAAGTTTATAGGAGAGGTACAGAAAGCATTTCGTGGGTGTAAGCTACGCTCTAGGGAAGCTCAAGAAACAAATGCCAATAAGCTACACCTATATATGCCAGAGGACACGTTTTCGATGGGGGCTATATGGATAACGTATAACGACGATAACGAGTTACTGTATTGTGTTAAGTCACACAAGGTACGGAACGGTAAGTACAACAGTTATTCTAATGACTTTAGAATAGTGATTACTAAACGTCCTGATACAGCGTTAAAGAATGCAAAGAAGTATTTGCAACGGCTTACACATAGCGACATTGTTAGGGCTACGTCACACGAGTGCTATGACACGGTGCATGACTATAAGCGCAAAGAACAAGACTCATTGGATACCCTGTACAGGCAAGTGTTTGATATAGGGTATCGGGATAACTTACCATCCATAGTCAAGGAGATGTTTCATCTAGTAGATGTAGGCCATTCCTTTTTGGATGCTGAGTGGAATATTAAGTTAATAGCAGTAAAGGCTAAACACAAAAGCTATCTATCTACGGTAGAAGATTCCAGTGAGGACTTGTACTGCGTGCGTGTACATGAGCGGATAGGTACGCAGATGTTTGAGGTAACTAAAACTGACTCTAGTGTAATATCTCACTACCGACCTAAAGAAGGTGTTGATTTTGTCGGGGTACTTACTGCTGATGACCTACCAGAGGGTGTGTTGGGTAAGTTGGGTGTTATGGCTATATGTGAGAACGGAGCGTACGTACCGCAAGTTGGGTATCGCTATGATGAGAGTATATTCTATGTCACACAATGATAAGTTTTGGTATGAGAGAGATCATCCAACTAACAGCTACCGCGTATCGTCAGCAGGGTACAAAAATAGTATTGAAGTAACATGTATAGGCATGAATTGTGTTGACGCGGAAGCGGAAGGGTTATATGATCTTAGCGAACCTCTACCTAAATGGCTAGAGGATAAGTTAGCGGTGCTAATGTTGTGTGACCCTACACCGCCCACAGTAGAAGTAGAGGGTATAGGTAGACGTATAGACGAACACACTTTCTGGGTAGTTAAGTAAGGAGAGCAATATGCTTGAACTTATTATAGGTATTATTATATTGGGAGTCCTTGGTGTGTTAATACGAGGAGCCATGCTAATAGTTGGCGATAAGCAACGTGAGTTTATCAAGCATAAACAGGAACTGGTATCCAAAGGAGAGACCAATGGCGATGACCCCCGAAGGGAAAGTAAAGAAGAAGATAGTTGAGCAGTTAAAGACGTTAGGGTGCTACTACTTTTTCCCTGCTACAGGGGGATACGGTAAGAGCGGAGTACCTGACATAGTGGGATGCTACAAAGGTAAGTTCTTTGGTATTGAATGTAAGGCGGGCAAGAACACACCAACAGCATTACAGGAGAAGAACTTATCAGACATAGCACTAGCAGGTGGTGTCGCCGCAGTCGTTAATGAACTCAACATGCATGACATAGAAGAATTACTCGGAGATCATAATGGAGAAGTGGCAAAGACGTGGCAGACAGATCACTGACTTGACGTGTGAAGATTGGGATAAGGTAGCGCAAGGATTACCTAAAGACGACGAAAGACATGAGTACGTGAAAATGGCTAAAGACATACAGAGTATAGTTATAGAGCAAGAAGATATGGTGAACTCACCAAACCACTACACGTCAGGTAGCATCGAATGCATTGACGGTATAGAAGCATCCATGAGTGCAGAAGCATTCAAGGGTTACTGCAAAGGTGCGGCACTGAAATACTTGTGGAGATACGAGCGTAAGGCCAAGTCGTTAGAGGACTTGAAGAAAGCGCAGTGGTACCTTAACAAGTTAATAGAGGTAGTTGAAAATGAAGATTGACGAACGGATAATACAGATTATTTTTGATCCAAGTGACGATCGGATAGTTGGGCTGTCTCAATATGGGCGAGTATTTCGCATATGGTATGGACTTACAGGTAGCAGATGGATATTGGATACAGGTAGCGAACTATACAAAGATGAGCGTACAGGTGAGCGTACAGGTGAGTAAGGGTAGTCGCCAACGTCCAACAGCGGACACATGTAGGGATAACTGGGATAACATATTTAATAAACCAAAAAGGAAACAAGCTATGAATGTATTGAATGATGTAGAAATTAGTTCTGAGAACTTGAGACGGTTGTATGAGTATTTTACTGACCCTGCGCAGGGGGGTAACACAGTACGTTACACCTCCAAACAAACAGGGGTACCCGAGGAGGAGGTAAAAGCGTTTTGCACAGTGATACGAGCCTTGGAAGGATGCTAAATGGACTTGATAACGGTTGATTTTGAAACCTACTACGATAAGGATTTCTCTTTACGTAAGATTACAACAGAAGCCTACATCCGTGACCCTCGCTTTGAGGTGATCGGTGTAAGCGTAAAGGTTAACAATGGAAGTACGGAGTGGGCTAGTGGTACACATGAAGAACTCAAGGAGTACTTACAAACTTTTGATTGGGCAAATAGTATATTACTTGCTCACAACACTATGTTTGATGGCGCTATTCTTAATTGGCATTTCGATGTTCATCCTCGTATCTATACCGATACTCTTTGTATTGCTCGTGCATTACACGGTGTTGAGGTTGGAGGAAGCCTACACGCGTTAACACAACGGTATAACCTTGGAGAGAAAGGTACAGAAGTACTTGATGCCGTAGGTAAGAAGCGATTAGATTTTACAGACGAAGCACTGGACAAGTATGGTGACTACTGCGTTAACGATGTGGAGTTAACCTATAAGTTGTTTAACCGTATGGGTAAGGGGTTTCCAAAAGGAGAACTACGTTTAATAGACTGCACGCTACGCATGTTTATAGAACCTGTTATGGAGTTAGACTTGGGACTACTAGAGCACCACCTAGAAGATACCAAGCAGATAAAGGAAGACCTTATAACAGCGTCAGGTGTGACAAAGAAAGACCTTATGAGTAACCCCAAGTTCGCAGACATACTAAGGGACTTAGGTGTAAATCCCCCTATGAAGTTAAGCCTTACTACAGGTAAGCAGACCTACGCGTTCTCTAAGACTGATGAAGGATTTAAGGCGTTAGCCGATCATAAAGATGTGCGTGTACAAGCGTTAGTGATGTCACGCCTAGGTACTAAGAGTACGCTAGAAGAGTCACGCACTGAGAGGTTTATAGGTATAGCCAAGCGCGGGCTTATGCCCGTACCCATTAGGTACTATGCCGCGCATACAGGTAGGTGGGGAGGTGATGATAAGATTAACATCCAGAACTTACCTAGCCGTGGTGTGAACGGTAAGAAGTTAAAGAACAGTATGCTTGCCCCCGAAGGCTACATGATGATTGACTGTGACTCGTCGCAGATTGAGGCCCGAGTACTAGCGTGGTTGGCAGGGCAGGATGATTTAGTATTAGCTTTCCTGAACGGTGAAGACGTTTACATAAAGATGTCGTCGAAGATATACGACATACCTGAAGAAGATGTTACCAAGGAGCAACGCTTTGTTGGTAAGACTACAATCCTAGGTTGCGGTTATGGTATGGGCGCAGTTAGATTTGCAGATCAATTACAATCGTTCGGAACTCACATGGAGGTTGAGGAGGCACGTAGGGTAGTAAGTATCTACCGCGATGCCAACTGGAAGATAAACCACTTCTGGCGTGCATGTCAGAACATGTTAATAGAGATGTCGCGTGGTAACTCAGGTAGCTTTGGCCCCAACGATATAATCAAGTATGGGGTAGACGGGCGTAACGGTGGGGTACTACTACCCTCTGGCTTGAAGATGCGCTATGACGACTTACAGTATGAGCAGGGTGAACGTGGCCCAGAGTTTAAGTACAGAACGCGCCGTGGATACACCAGAATATATGGTGGTAAGGTAGCAGAGAACATATGCCAAGCGGTAGCGAGATGTATCATTGGTGATCAGATGTTAGCAATAGCTAAGAAATACAAGGTAGCTTTGACGGTTCACGATTCCGTGGTATGTTGTGTACCAGAGACCGAACTTAGTCAGGCCAAACAGTACATAGAAGATTGCATGAGCACTACTTCTACATGGGCAGAGGGCTTGCCTATAACATGTGAGTCGGATACAGGTAAATCTTACGGGGAGGCGGCAGAATGAATGATATAGAAAAAGCTATGAAAGAAGCGCATAAGTTTGCGGATACAGCGATAAGTAACTCTCGCAGAGAGTCGCTAGGACTTAACCTATCGTCTGCGGTGACCAACC